AGCGTAAGTTGCCTCCAGATTCTTCTGGCAGCTTCCAATACTGAAGTACCGTATGGGGAGTACTTATCATTACCTAAAACACGAAAATGAGCGACTTGCCAGTTTTCAAATGTCATCCCAGCAGAGTTCCACTGATACTGGACATAGTTAGGATTGGTTGAGTCTAACCCCTCAAGACGCTCGACCTCCTGGATCGGCAACGATATTGAAGACTGAACCCCGTGCTTGTCGTCGATGTCTAAATACAATATAAAGTCTCCATACTTGCATAGTGTACGGCACCAACCAAATAAATTATATTCAACATTAAGCACGTTAGAATAAAGCAACTCTAGCACTGCTTTAATCTCTTCGTTCGAACACTTAATATTAAGCATGGGCCGAAGATCTGAAAATGTTGTCATTTCATCTGCATAGATATCCAGCGAAGAAGCAATCTCCGGCATATACTCCATCTGATCAAAATCAACATAGCGCTCGGAACGTCGCTGATTTGCGATTGCATTGGCTGCAATATTGTCTAGCGGATTATAACTCTGCTTTTTGAACTGCTGGCCAGATGGATTTCTGAATCTAGAAGAGAATTTGTCCAAATGTTGGCGTCTAATTCTTCTTCCCGATTGGGAGCGGTAATTGATAATCGGACCAGAGAACAGCCTTGTAAGCGCCTTGAATAATTCAGACTGCCTGTTAACTGGGTTTTTTCCTTGTCTTGGGTTTTTTGGTGCCATTTATAATCTCACTTTATGATCCACATGAATTCGTCATAGGTATTTTTAGCTTCATCTATTTTATCAAGAATATTATCTTTTTTGTAGCCTATTTGTCCTTTAACTTGTGTGTTCATGGTTGTTCTGCTTGTTATGATTGCGTCGACAAAAGCTTTTTGATAGTTCAAGTCTCTCGCGTTAGCTTGCAATGCTGTGTCTCTCACCCAACAAGCAATCGCTAAGGCCATAATGAGGTCATCATTGTATCCTTTCATCGCTTGGGGCTTTCCGTTTCTCCAAATAAAAGTCTTCATCTCGTTAATAGTTCGAGAGGAATGTATCTTAATTAGTTTATTTCTGATAAACTCTTCCAATTTCGCCACTATAAGAGGTCGAGTCTTCATAGTTGTAGTAAAGCCGGCGACAGCGGATGTCATGTTTTCTGCCTGATACTGTTCGATATACTCGTGGCTGGATTTTATAGAGAAGTAAATATTTGGATAAGCATAATCAACTAACTTGTCCAACACCGAGTAGCCTATGTTGTTATTTTCGACAACAAGCATGGCGTTACCAAATTCCCTACCAACTTGATTAAGCATGTTTGCGTACATATCAAGTGTTGGTTTGCCTTGGTATTCCGCGATAATTTCCAGAGTTTCCAATTTTACAATATGAAATGCAGAATTATCAGCGCCATCTCCGCGGGCTACGTCGGCAACCATTAGATAATTACATGTTGGATCATATTCTTCCCAAATCCAAAAATTACGATCAAAACCTGTTCTGTATTTTGGCTCGCGGGTATTCTTTAAAAGCCACTCCATGTCATCTGGATCAATGACAGTCTCGCCAGAAGTATTGAAATTGCACGCAAGTTCTTGCGCAATTTGTCGCTTCGACATGTTCTTGGTTTCTTTCTTGTACCATTCTTCATCGCGGTCTGGGTGAACATCCCACATAAGTGTAGTTAAGTTAAAATTATTGGATCCAGCTTCTGCATCTGTGCATGTCTTATGAAACCAGTTGCCAACGCCGTTTGGGGTAGACAAAGCAATGCAACGACCGCCAGTTGACAGCGTTGGGTATAGGCCTGTCCATAGTTCCTCCAAGCCTTCAATGTGGCCGGCCTCGTCCAGTACAAGCAAAGACAGTGCCTCAGAGCGGCCGGCATCACCAGAGGTAGATGCGGCCTTAATTGAGGATCCGTTGGAAAGCTCAAAAGACGTGCGATTATCTACTGAAATTTCTGAAATCTTTATCCAGGGTGGGAGGTGGCGCATGATACTTTTAACTTTTTTAACCAAGTTGCCGGCTGTTGCGAATTTAGTTGCCATTACCAATATTGCCTTATCTCGATGAAACAGCATCATCCACACAATATAGCCAGCAGTAATTGTTGAAATCCCAAGTTGGCGCGCCTTGAGGATGACGTTAAACCGATAATCGTTGAAATCTTGCAGCAAGTCATCCTGAAAGTCATAAGTGTCAAATGGAATTAGCCCGTGCAGAGGATGCGATATTCTAGCATAGTTTTTAAGAAAATAAGCGGGATCTCTCCCGCATTTAACAATCTCTTTAACTTGTTGTTTTTTGTCTAATTGAAAACTCATGCAACATCTATTCTCTATAGTCCTCTGGGTATTCCATAACATCCATAAGAGTCTGCAATCTACTGACAACCTGTGCGGCTAAGTCCCGGTGCTCTGGTTGCTCTAATGTTTCAAACACATCTTCTAGATCGTGATAAGCTGACTCTATCTTTTGAACTGCAGTTTGCTCTTCCGTGCCGGCAGCAATTGCATCATATATTTCATCTTCGCCGCCCATGTCGTGATAGTGACCTTCAAGGGCTGCAGTTATCTCTTCTTTAATAATCTTTTTTAATTTTCCGGTCGAAATCTTCATCACTATTTCTTCCTTGTGTCATTATCGGGTCGCGAGCCTAATCCACCCTGATCGAGAAAATTACGCCAATTAACATCAAGCCGATCGGCAGAAGGTGCGTCGATGTGCATTTCTTCTTTCAGGCCGCCGACCTTGTAGTGCATCTTAGCGGTCACCCAAGAACGGACGCGGGAAGAGTTTTCAACACGAACATCGATCTCGCCTTCTTTAGTGAGAGTAATCGAATCACCAGTAATTTTCTTATATTCTTTCCTTAGAAATGACGCAATATCAGCAATCCTTTGCTCGACATCAGACTCAAACCCATTCGCATAAACTTCTTTTAGTTGAACTTCTGAGTGATATCCGACGCACATCATATCTCCATAAATCTTAATATTAAAGCCGTCTGTCACCCTCTTATCAAGAAGTGGGTCTCCCTCTTCTCTCTGTAGCCCGACGACAACAGGCTCTCCGTTTTCATCTAGTGCCCCGTCATAAGCATTGGCAGCTGCCTGTGATAAGCCTTGAATTATTTCATATACTGTAGCCATTTTTATTTATCCTTTAATTTTTTCATATTCTAAATGGTGTTTTACAGAAGATAGGTAGTCGGCTGCTTTTGTAATTTTAGCTTGCACCCATCCATCAAGTTGTTCACCATCTTGAATCATTTGCTCTAGTTCGGTCGCATAGCTAGCGGCCTTATATAAATCTGATTTTGCCATTGACGCTTCGTGATCATCCGTACAACCATGCCCGTGATCGACATGCACTGGCGGGGCGCCGCATGCTTCTTGCACCTGCTGGGCTTGGGCTTGTGGCGCGCCTTGGGCCACTTGAGATGCGGTTGATTTTTGTAATACAATCAAAACCTTTTGTAACAGCGCTCGATTTCTCATTAAGTCAACGCCGGGCGTTGCGGCCAAATCAGACATGAATTTCTCAAATTGGTCGACCAGATTTTTCTCAGCGTTGGTTAATTCATCGCCGGCGGATTTAATCCTCTTAACTGCGTCAGTCGCTCTCTGGCTCGTTGACTTTGAGCCCGACTTCAATGTTGGGGCACCAGCAGCATCTGTTTCTATTTCTTGTATAGCCTCTAGTACCAAGTTCTTAAGTTTTCGTTTCGTGATCTTCATTCGGTCTCCAGCCTCCCAGCCATCTCTCTTCTCTTCCCTCAACATGTTGAATGTAACATTTGTTGCAACAATCAAACTTAATGAGGCAAACATCGTCCAGAGATTTCTTTGGGAAAGACCCGCAGATAGAACAACATTTTAGAGATTCTCTATTAAGTAGTTTTTTTGCCACCTTTATGCCATTTAAATCAACTTTCTCATTTGAGGCAATAGTTTTGCTTTGCTTCTCATAAAATGCGCGCTGCTGTTGTATATACTTTTCTTCCTTGGCTTCGTCCCAATTTGATTTGGGATTTACTACTGCTTCTTCTCCGTATTTTTCAGAGATTGCTTTTTCAAATGCGGCTATTTTATTTAGTTCTTTGTTTTTCATTTATGGCTCTATAAACCCCATACAACCCTGCGGATCCAACAATCACTCCCCCAGCAAAGTACAACCACTTGTATCGAGGAGATGTTTTCTTTAAGGCATTTGCTAAAAGATCAATTTCCTTATCTTTTTGTATTATAAACAAATCGTATTCATCTGTTAAGGCTTTATGTTCTATCTTCAGATTTTCAAGTTTGAATTCATATTCTTCTTTCTGAATTTTTAATTGGTAGTCTGTCTTGATGTCGCACGAATATTTGTACGTATCAAAATCCGCCATTATCTTGGCCATGGCATTATCGTCAAATAACACTCCGGCAAATGGGGCTGGTGCCTTATATTCCAAAACTGTAAACTTGGCTGGTTCAGTGGCTGATGCGGACATTGTCAACATTAATAGTAATTTAAGGAACATACTCGATACCAAACTTTTCTTCTATATCTTTAATTAGCTGCTCTCGGTCGTTATTAAATTTGTTTCTATATTCGCCTTTTTTATCTTCTCTTATTTCTTTGATCAGCTGCAGAGCTTCTTCGTAGTCTTCTTCTATTTGCGCTATCGATTCTAGGTGACTCTCCATTAGTTTTTGTTTTTCACGAAGTTCGCGCTTGTGTATTTGTTTTAGGCCCTCAATTTGAGCCTCATGTGAATCGGCCTGCGTTTCGTAAGCTTTTTGCATTAATTTATAATCATGTCTATTCTTCATTGATACAACGATTAAAAGCAACACGATCAGTATTGCTTTCCAGTTCTTCAATACAAATTCTAATATTTTCTGCTTAAGCATTATGTCCCCGCAATCTGGCGATACCATCAATGACGGTTTGTCCCCCTATATAGATTGCTGAAATAATTACCCAGTCTTCGCTAGTAACATGATCAGTTAAAGTCAAAGCTGTCGCAGTCAACCAAACCATTAATTTGCGCGAGGTAAGCTTAGCCAGCCATGTGTCTAAGAAGGCTTGTGCTCTTTCCATCATTTTTTACCTCGATTTTGTTTCTTTACGCTTTTAACGCATTTCTCATATTTTTCTTTATCTTCTCGACCAACAGATGCTGTACAAATTGCCCATGGGTTGTTTTCTTCTTCATCGAGAATATTTTGTAATTCTTCTTTGATGATCTCCATCAATTGTTCTCTGAATCCCACCTTTGGTCGACCTTCGGCTCCGGGAGAGTATAGGGTCTCTTCGCCCGGGGTCGACAATTCAACGCCAGGAATCTTTTCAAAAACTGTTTGAAATAGCTCAGCCACTGCTTCGGGATCCATTCCGTGGATTAAAGAGGCTAGTTGCGTCTCAATATCGGCGCCAGCATCATTCTGGAAGCCTTGGTATTCGCTCTCTGGGGCATCGTCACTTGGAATATCCATCGGATATGTTTCATCTGCGTCGACACTCTTTGGGACCTCGGGAGGATCCGGAATTGGGCGGTCGTCGTCCATCCAATCGGGGCGAGGACCCCCTTGAATGTGAGCTATTAAATCATCTACCTTATCTTCGGTTAATTCTAAATCTTTAAAGTTTTCTTGTATTATAAGTCGATAAAGTTCATCTTGATTAATCTCCATTTTCTAATTCCCCAGTTTCATTTTCATCGACACTAATTTGTGTTTTGGACGGGCGGGCCCACCTTCCTTTTGCTTTCTGTGCAAGGCCAATGGACAGCGCGTCTTCACCAGTAATCGCGGAAGTGAGATAATCAATGCTTACATCGAGATCATCAATCTTAGATGCAAGATTATCGATCGCAGCCCTTAGCGTTGGATCAGAGTTCATCTCTTCTTTGATAATCTGCGCAAGTTGGG